ATTGTAATAGTCCAATGCCGGAGTCAGTGCAGACATGTCCCTTACCACCCTGCTATACCACAAGTGGGATTACTCCTCCCACTCGGAGTCATCTTCGCCTTCTTGCTCTATCTCAAGAGATGTATTGATGGCACTGTCAAGTATGTCGTCCTCTCCCAAAATGTCATCAAACCAGCGCAGGTCAGCGCCTTGTTCCACAAAAACCTGCACAATATCTTGAGCAGCCTGTGCCTTTTTGCTTGCAGGAATGTATTCCTGCAACAGATCCCATAGTTCTAAAACCATACCAGCTTGCATGTTATTCCTCCGTGTCCTCTGCTGCTTGGGCTTCCACAATCGCCTCGCCCTGAGCGGCCAGAGTCAGTTCCTTGTCTGCGAATTCACGCATGACAAGATCCAAGATGCCGCCCACGTTGGCGTTATATTCCTTGCGGTAATACTTATGTTCTTTGCCTGCAAGGTCCACATATGTATAACGGTTGCCTTCCTTGGTAATCAACTTGCGTGATTCCAAAAGATCAAACAGTCCCGAAAACTCGTCCATGCCGGTGGCATAGGGAATCTTTACTTGAATATCCTCAAAGGGCTTGTTGTAACGAGTTTTGACTACTTTACATCCCGCCCTGATACCCATTACCTCACTGGTTTTGTTGCCGTCCTCATCTTCCTTGAGCTTCATTTTCTTCATGGCAACCACAATGCTGGCAGCATAGATCGGCCCGCTGTTGTGACTGATCACACCATTTTCCAGTAGATAGTGATGATCTGTATGAACTTCAATGTCATATACGTCTTTTACATCAGTAGACCTTGTCTTATTAATAATTTTGAGTTTTTTCATTTGGATACTCCTTGTATCTTACAATAATTGATTTTATTAGTAAGTCTATCTGTTCGATCGGTAAGCGCTTGCTGCGACACCACACTGTTTTTACAATAAATCCTTGAGACTCTAAAGCTTGCTTTTTTTCTCTATCTTGTTTCCATTTGTCGTCAACTAATACTTCCTTGCCAGACATTTTTAGTACAGTTCCTGGTGCATAGATTTCTGGATCTGCATGCCAATACGATCCGTTGAATTCAATGCAAAATTTGATATCACTTATTACAAAATCAAACCAATAATATTGATTTACACCCCGAATACCAAACTCCTTTTCAGTCAAACCCTTGTAATAGATGTTCTGATCTTTAATGTATTGAGGCAAGCGTTGATATAGTTGATCAAAAAATGCACGGGCCAACTTGGAATCAGGTCCACGGTTTTTATACTTGGCTTGCCAGATCTCCAGTCCTTGTTCTTCGCCATGCCTGTTGATATATGATTGAAGGTTGTTAACCACTGTTCGTTTTTGGCACGATTCTTGATACGCCCGCTGTCCAAGTTCTGTACCAAGGTTTGATACAAAGTAAGATAGAGAACTTCTATCATTGAACATTTTCTGCTGAAGTGTTGCATCCTCAATCGACAGTCCTTTTTCCAGCCAATATTTGATAGAACGAGGAGTGATCTTTTGACGCTCCTCTTTGGACATAGTATTTGCTGCCCAAAATTTCTTTTGAGTTTGAGAAACTTGTTGCTGAGATTCCTCTTCCGAATATCCCATGAGCTGCCAATATTCTGGACATCTGGGTGAACGTTGACGCTGCATTTGCTGCACCTTGATTTTGGCTTCTTGGGTTGATAATCCTTGTGCAATGTGATAATCTGTCGACAAAATCGAAAGCTTTTTTGGTCTCTCGGACTTATATCTATTTCTGCAGACTTCGGAACAAATATATTTGGTAGTCATGACAGAATCGTGTTTGATCAATGGATTGCTGCATACTTGACATTTGTTCAATGTGTTGACCCTGCGTGTGGTCTTGTATCGTATGACGCGCTCTTTGACTCTAGCATCTAGACATTCTTGGCTACATATTGGTCTACTTGACTGTAGACTATCAGCTTTGCAAAACTCCTTGCTACAATGCAGACAACTGATCACCTCAATTTTGCGCATAATAATCGTTCCTTTCATTTACTATCATAACGATAATATTTATGGAGGTTACGGTTATTATACGCATTTTGATATCAAACAGCTAGTATTTCATCTTCTTCAGTGAGATCATTTGCAGATACCCAAAGCTGTCCTTCAAACCTGTTTACCAAAAACTTGTGTTCAGGGCTACACTCAATTGTTGATCCATCTTCAAGTGTTAATGAGACAGTTGTTTTTTGATAATGCCAAAGATTGGTCACTGGCTGCGCACCAAACATTGTTTGAACCATATCATCCAATTCCAGTTTCTCAATTGGTTTATATGACCCGTCTGCCATTGTGACATTGGTACCTGCAACCAAACATCCCCCCGAGATTTTGTCATCGGGGTTGTAGGGATCCTGACTGCCATATGTGTGGTTTGTGCAAACCATGCCCACATTGTAGTTGCCAAACATGTTGACACAGTTGCGAACCAGTGCCGCAAGAGCTTTTGGTTTGCGACCCATGTCGCCCTTCATATCACCGCTTTCAAACTGATTGATATCAGTGGGAGTCAGCAACATACCCAAGCTGTCAATAACAAACAATGTCTTGACTCGCTTTTCTGCAGGCTGATCCTTGTAGTCCTTCATGAACATGCTGATGAGCTTGGCAACGTCATCAATCATGCTGAGGCTCACCTTGAGCAGTTTGTCTTCTGCTGTGCTCACGCCCAGGGCTGTCAACCAGCTTTCATCCAGGGCATTTTCAGTGTCAATCAACACCACAAAGATGCCCTGTCGCTGTGCATCGCGAATCAAGTTGGCACTGCAAATAAAGCTCTTGCCTGCCCCTGATTCTCCAGCAAACATTGTGACCTTGCCCAGAGGTACCCCGCGATGGAAATCGCCGCTGATGAGATAGTTTAGCGCGTAGTTGCCAGTATCGATCCAATCTGTGGGATCGTTGAATCCAAAACTGATCCCATCAATACTTTTGGTGAGATCTTTTCTCAACTTTGATAAGTCGAAAGGTTTCACTTTATATTCCTTTTATTAGAGAAAGACAGGGCCAAGTGATTCACTTGGCCCTGTAGCCTGTGCTCACTTCTTCTGGCGAGCGCGGATTGCAGCCAAAATCTCATCGGGTGAGCTGGGCTTGCTGGCCTTGACTTCAGTTGCTGCTGGTGCATCTTCCCAGGGTGGGGTATCTGCTGCTGCTTCCACAACTGGCTTGGCAACTGCCACTTGAACTGGGCGTGCAACTGGTGCAGGCGCGGCACTAACTGCCTCACCGTTGTCAGTTACTCGCATGCCGTTGGGCTTGAAGTATTGGCCCCAACGATCCAAGTCGTATGGTTGGTCTTCCACGCTGGCCTGGAACATTTCCATGATTGCCTGAACCCCGTTTTCGTCGGGCTTCTTGGGCAGGAAGCTGCTCAGGTTGAACAAACCAAACTTCTCAATAGCAGCACGCTCGGCTTCGTTCAGCGCCCGCTCTTTCATGCTCCAGCTTGAGGTAGCGTAGTTTGCATATTGTCCCTTGGTGGTCTTGGTCAAGTAGAAATCACGTCCATTTTCATAGTCAGTGGGACTGTATTCCAGATCTGGACGCAGCATGATGCCCTTGACAATGTCAAAGATGCTGGGATTGATCACCTGACGACGGATGGGATTTTCCGGAGCATTGTCCTCTTTGTTGGGATTTTGCCCCACAAAGCTCTGGAACAGGAAGCTCTTTTTGCGATAATACTTGCGAGCAAGATCAACCAAACTTTCATCTTTCCACCAGGGGCGGATTTCTGCGTTGATTGGGCAGCTACCGGGTTTCCACATATCCATGCTGGGAACCTGAACTTCGCAAGCCTTGCTGTCATTCTGGCCCTTGATGCCACGGAATGGCAACTTGACCATGAGACGTTCAACCCAAAAGTAATCGTTACTGGGATCACCATCTGGTAGGAAACGGAGTGCTGCTGTGCTGCCGTCGGGGTTGTTCCAAAAAGGATATATTGCGGAATCCCCGGTAAAAGTCCCGCCTTTTGCGCGGTCCTTGTTAGCCTGCTCTTGCATGAGCTTGGCTTGAATTTCTTTCAATGTACGTGCCATTTTTGTGTGCCTTTCTGTGCCTATAAATGTGCCTAGATAGTTCGAGACATCTTTCTGTCTCTCTCTAACATGACTATTTATACCACATCACACGTTTGATGTCAAAAACACCGACATATTTTATTACATGCCAGCCAGTGTCTTCATGCGATCCAAATCAGGGTCAAATTCATCATCTTGTGGCTGCACCAGGTCCTTGAGTTGTTGCTGAGTGTGATCGGGATCGTCCTCCCATTGCTGTCGCCACCAGTCGTTGCTGCCAATCAGGAACTGCAAAGTATCTTTCAATGCTTGCTCGTCGCTGTCGGCCTCTTGTTTGTAATCTTGATAGCTGCTGTGAGCCAAATCATGCGCGGCAGTTTCATCATCGTGAATTTCTGTTGCAGGATCAGACATTTCCTCACTCACTAGCCAGTCTTGGAACTGATCCAGTTCCGGGGCAGGAGAAGCAGTGCCACGATAATACTTCTGCAACGTGGGCACCTGGTCACTACAGCAGGTCTCGGCGGTGCTCAACAACCATGCTGGCAATCCTGGTGATTCACCATCCTGTGCAGCGTCATGTGCGCTGATCATCTTGCCATAGCCGCGCGGACCACTCCAGGTTTGCAACTCGTGGTTGATGCCATGCATTTGTTGATGAAGTTCAGCGAGAACCTGCGTTAGATTGGCATCTGTCTGTGCCGCACTGCGAAGCCGGCGGCTGGCAGTCTTGAGATGATGCAGGTCTTCACTGAGNCCTTTGATATACATACCCACATCGTCGTGGCTATCGCCACCTTCACTTATGTGTCGGGCCAGAGCCCGAGCGCCTTTGACATGCGGAACAGGGAATGCAAAGCGTTCACCTTGATTGGTTTCCACAAAAACTTTGTGTATTTTTCTCCAGCGGCTGCCGGGAACAGCTTCGTTTACTGCATCAGTGTGGCGCACAATGAGGCGACAGTTACCTACCTTTTGAAAGCTGCTCTTGGTGGTACCCCAGGGGCGACTTATATCTGAACTTTCTGCAACAGGTTCTCGGGGCATGATGGCGTGGTCGAACTGACTCCAATTCACACTGAGCCCCTGTTTCTTCTGAATGTTGGTGAGAAAATACTTTTGCAATGCCAACATGTCGTTGAAATCCGCTGAATTCTTGAATTTGGGAGTCTGGAGATCTACGTGACTGTTGGCATTGTCATCATGCAAGTTGATGACAATTTTGTAGTTTTTGATATTGGGATCATTTACTTTGCTACTCTTGGCATAGAAATGCCGCGCCTTTTCCAGTTCGAAGGTAGGCTGCATGTCTTCGTCAAACATTTTGACCCGGAAGCCGCTGGCCTTGAGTTTGGCATGAATGATATTTGTGATAGTGTCCCAATCTGGTGTCATTGTTGATCTCCGTGTTGGGTATTTATTGAATGACGATGCTATTCTATTTTAGAGATTTCATGTATGCCTCAACTTCTGGCGGGGGCTTTCTTCTTTTATAATAATCCCAATATAAATCGGGATTTTTCTTTATCGCTATTAGTTGCATTTCCAATGTGGGGTTTTTGATAAGCTGTATTGCATATGCAGATTGATTCAGAGCCGCAAGTTGCACATCAGGCTTGGGGTTTTTGATATATCCCAATGCCATGCCATCTTTCCTCA